TCCTGTCGCCATATTTGAAGGCGTCCAGGTCATGGAAATGGCTGCCCTTGCCGTTTTGAATGCGAGCCGCAAATGAGCCAAGTCACTGAACTGCTAATCAGAATCAAGCAGCAAGGTGATCAGCAACTCACCAGGCTTCAGGGCAATCTGAAAAGCTTGGCGCAGCAAACATCTGCGACCAACGTTAATTTTAAAGAGTTATCGGAAGAACTTCGCAAGATACAAAATACTTCCACGCAAAGCATTAACAATCTGCGTGGCTACGCAAATACTTGGCGCGAAATTGCAAACAGTGTTGATGTTGCAAGCAATGAATTTAAACAAGCAAATGCTGAGGCGGCAAAACTTGAAGCGCAACTGAAACGGCTTCAGCCTGGCGGTGCAGGTGGTAGATTTAAAGGCATTGCTCAAGGCGTTGGTACTGTTGCCGCTGCTGGCGTCTTTGGCGGTCCGCTTGGCGCCGTAGGCGCATTGGCTGGCGCACCTTTCGGCGTTGCTGGCATGGCTGCTGGTGGTGCCATTGGCGCTCAAGTTGGGATGATGGGTCAGCAGGTAGCAGGGCTAGCAAGTTATACGGCTGAACTTGACAAACAACGACTTGCATTACAGCTTGTTACTCAAGATGGTGCTTCCTACCAACAGGGTTTGGCTTTTATTAATCAAACCAGTCGTGAATTAGCAATACCCCAAGAGTTAATAACAAAACAATTTACTCAATTATCGGCATCGGTACTGGGTGCTGGCGGCAATATTCAAGATGCTGAAAAAGCATTTCTCGGTATCGCTGCTGGCATTCGTGGTACTGGCGGAAGCCTTGAGGATCTTGATGGCGCTCTTCGCGCTACTGCTCAGGTCTTTAGCAAAGGGAAAGTATCAGCAGAAGAATTACGCCAACAGATTGGCGAACGACTGCCTGGTGCATTTACATTGTTTGCCAAAGCTATCGATAAAACTCCGCAGCAATTAGACAAGGCTCTTGAGGATGGCAGTGTATCGCTGCAAGATTTTCTTCGGTTTACTCAAAAACTTTTAGATGAATATGGTGAAAATGCAAAAATTATTGCCAGTGGTCCAGAATCTGCCGGTGATCGCCTGAAAACAGCTTTGTCTCGCTTGAGCGAAAGTGTTGGTCGTCTTTTAAAACCGATTGGCGCAGCATTTCAAAGCATTTTTGCAGACATTGTCAATTCAATTGATGGTGCCGCTCGCGGACTGGCAAGATTTTTTGGGATCAAATTTTATGATCCAACTCGAATTAAAGAACTAACAACTGACATTTCGCGTCTAAAAAAAGAAATTGAAGCATTGCCCGGTGGCAAGGGACGTACCGCTAGGGAAAATTTGCTTCTTTTGAAAGAACAGGAATTAGTTGCTCAAAAAGCATTAGCTCCTGCCACCACCGGTCCGACACGCCCCAGCAATTTGCCCGGCGCTGGTAGGGATGGCAACGGAGATAAAAAATCAATTCTCAATAAATTGCAAACAGATTTTTCAAAATCCGTTGCTGTCCTTGGTCGTCAATTCAATAATCAAGCTCGTCGTGCCCTGTTGAATGACGTTCTTGTCTATGAACAAAAAATTACCCAAGCATTGAAAAAGGGAAATATTGGAGAGGCAGATCGGCTCAAAATTATGCAACAACGTCGCGCTCTTGAAATTACAAGAGACGTATTAATCAATGAAGAAACCTCGCTTGAAAATAAAATTATTGAAGGCAAGCAAAAGGGCTTAGATTTGACAAATGCTCAAATCAGGCTTGATGCTATCAGGCTTGAACGTGAGCAGGCAGTCGCTGATATTAGAAAACTTGACAACCAGCAATTGCGTGATGCCGCTGTATTTGTTCAAAAATTAAACGAAGACGCAGCAAGATATGGCGGTGATCAAGAAGTGCAGCCAATAACAATGTTTGGCAAGATGAAAGAAGAAATAGAGGCGTTAAAAGATTCTTTTGAGGATATTCAGCCTCGCTTGACTTCTCTTGCGGATGGATTGGCAACTAGTTTCAGCACAGCATTTTCAAGTCTTGTTTTTTCAACGCAATCCGCCCGCCAATCACTTGCTCAATTATTTGAAGATATAGCTAAATCATTCCAGAATATGATTACGCAAATGATTGCCGATTATTTAAAGCTGCAAATAATGACGTTCTTCCGTAATCTTTTTGCTCCATCACCTATTTCTGTTGCCGGTAATTATTTTGGCGGTAGCGCCCCATCCATGTTTACCAATCCCAGCTTTGGCGTTGGCACTGGTAGTTTTACTGGGTCACTGCTACCAAGTTTTGCAATGGGTGGCGTGATGACCAACAGCGGTCCGCTCAAGCTTCGTCGTTATGCAGGCGGTGGAATCGCCTCCGGTCCGCAGCTTGCCATGTTTGGCGAAGGTAGCCGCCCTGAGGCGTACGTGCCTCTTCCTGACGGTCGCAGCATCCCTGTGACAATGCGCGGCAATAGTTCTGGCGCCAACGTCACCGTCAATGTTGACGCAGGTGGAAGCAGTGTTGAGGGTGATGGTCCGAAAGCAAATATGCTTGGTAAGGCAATCGGCATTGCTGTACAGCAAGAACTCGTTAAACAAAAACGCCCTGGAGGCTTGTTGGCGTAATGGCTACTTTTAATGATGCAACTGTTGGCACCAGCGCAGGCGGTACAACGCCCAACTTTGGTGCAGTGCGTAAAAGTCAACCTGTTGTGCGCAAAGTGCAGTTTGGTGACGGATATGAACAACGTTTGACATACGGATTGAATCAAAATCCACGTGTTTGGGATCTAACTTGGACTGCAAAAGACAGCACTGATGCAGATGCTATTGAAGCATTTTTCGACGCACGCGCTGCTGACAACGCAAGCTTTGATTGGACGCCACTAGACGAAGCAACTGCCTATAAATGGGTTGTTGAAAGTTGGTCGCGTGATTTCCAATATGCAAATGTAAATACGATCAATGCCACTTTCCGTCAGGTCTTTGAACCGTAATGGCATACGCACCCTGGACTGCTAGCACTGCCTTTGCCGTTGGCAACATCCGGCGTTCTACAACGCTGCAGGCATCAGGTCTGGTTTTCCAATGCACGGTAGCTGGCACCAGTGGCGCCACTGAACCTGTCTGGGCAACAGACGTTGGCAGTTACATCACCGATAACACCGTTACCTGGGTTGCGATTGCTAGCAGCTACGAGGATCTAGCTGCCATTGCACCGAGTGCAATTATTGAGTTGTTTGAGCTGACGTTGGACACAACGTTGCACGGTAGCAACGACACGTATCGCTTCCATAACGGCGCTAACGCTAACGTCAGCGGCAACATCGTCTGGAACGGCAACTCATACACCCGCCTACCAGTGAAAGCGGAGGGCTTTGAATACACCAACACCGGCACACTGCCGCGCCCCACGCTGACCATCGCCAACCTAGACGGCACGATGACAACATTGCTGTTGCTCGTGAATGCCACCACAGCAGGCAATGACCTTGGTGGCGCCACCGTCAAGCGCATCCGCACACTGAAAAAATATTTAGACGGTCAAGCAGCAGCAGATCCCCACGCCAAATTCCCAGATGAGGTTTGGTTTATAGATCGCAAGGCAAGCGAAACCCGCGATAGCGTCAGCTTTGAGCTTGCTAGCAAATTTGATCTTGCTGGTGTGATGATCCCTAAGCGGCAGATCATCGCCAACATCTGCCAATGGCAGTACCGCAGCACGGAGTGCAGCTACACAGGTTCCACTTACTTCAATGTCAACGATCAGTCTGTTGCCACGCTGGCTGCCGACAAATGCGGCAAACGCCTCAGCTCGTGCAAGCTGCGGTTTGGCGCCACGGCTGAATTACCCTTTGGCTCGTTCCCCGGTGCAGGCTTGACCGAATGAATCTGTCAAAAACCATCCAGCAGCAGGCACTGGAGCACGCCAAGGCTGAGTTCCCTGTTGAATCCTGCGGGCTTGTTGCTGTCATCAAAGGACGCAAGCGGTATTTTCCATGCCGCAATCTGGCAGAAACCCCAGATGAGCACTTTGTCCTGGATCCGCTGCAGTACGCCGAGATTGAGGATCAGGGCGAAATCGTGGCGGTAGTCCATAGCCACCCCAAGACCAACCACGCTCCATCACAGGCTGATCGCGTCGCGTGCGAAAAATCCGGGCTGCCCTGGCACATCGTCAATCCCCAGACCGAGTTGTGGGGCTACTGCGAGCCTGATGGATTCGAGCTGCCTTACGTCGGGCGTGAGTTTGTGTTCGGCATTGTCGATTGCTACAGCCTTTGCAGGGACTGGTACAAGCGAGAGTTTGGACTGGATCTGAAGGACTACGACCGCCGCGATCAGTTCTGGCTCAAGGGCGAGAGCCTGTACATGGACAACTTCGCCAAGGAGGGCTTCCACCAAATACCACTGGATGAGCTGCAGTACGGTGACGCCATCTTGATGCACATGGAGTCATCGCTGCCCAACCATGCGGCAGTGTACCTGGGCGATCAGTTGATGATCCATCACCTGCAGAGGCGGCTCAGTAGCAGGGATCTGTACGGCGGTTATTATTTGAAGAGCACTGCCTGCGCCCTTCGGCATGAAAGTCGTTAAGGTCTACGGCGCACTCCGCAAAAAGCTGGGGCAATGCCGTTTTGAATTTGACGCAGAAACGCCCGCGCAAGCATTTAAGGCGTTGTGTGTCAACTTTCCTGGGCTAGATACGTGGTTATTGAATAGCGAAAAGGATGGCGTTAGCTATCGAGTAAGTATTGGCAAAGAGAAGATTGATGAAAATAATGCAGTGCTTGCCCTTTGCCCATGGAGTGAACGTGAGGTTTTGAGTATTACTCCAGTTCTCGCAGGTGCTGGTGGCAGCGGCGCACAAATTGGGATTGGCATTGGTTTGATTGCGCTGTCATTTTTGCTGCCTGGTGCCGGTGCATTTGGCACAGTTGGTCTAGGTGGCAAATTAGCGGCGGGCACAGCGGTAACTGCCGCACAAACTGCAGCAGGTTTAACGGCTGGCAGCGCATTTTTGACTTCTTTGGGTACAGTATTTAGCTTGGTGGGCGCATCGTTAGTACTAGGCGGAATCGCACAAGCTATTTCACCGTCCCCCATTCAATCAACAAGCATATTTGAACGCGGACGTGAAGCAGCAAAAATGGAATCATTTACCTTTAGCGGCATCGTCAATACTGCAAAGCAAGGGATGCCTGTGCCCATCGCTTACGGGCGTTGTTTTGTAGGTTCCGCCGTGCTCTCTAGCGGTCTTGACGTGGATCAACAGATATGACACGGATTGTTGGTGCTGGCGGCGGTGGTGGCGGCGGTTGCTTTCTAGGGCATACCCTGATCGCCACACCAAACGGTGAACGCCGCATTGATGAGCTGCAACCCGGCGATCTGGTCTGGAGCTTTGACCATAACGGCGACATCCATGAAGCCGCAGTGCTCAAGATTCATGAGCATGAAAACGAGCCTGTCATCAGCTACACGCTTTGGGGCGGTCAGATCCTTGACGCCACACCAAACCACTGGGTACTCAACCAGTTCAATGCCTTCGTCGAAATCAACACCCTTGGCACAGATGACTGCCTAGTTGACCACAACGGGCACCTACGCCCCATCGTCAACAAAACAAACGCAGGCACCGGCACTGTCTACAACCTGACTGTCGAAGGGCATCACACCTTTATTGCTGCTGGCATCCGTGTTCACAATGCGGGTCTTGGTCTTGGCATTGCAGGTTCTGGCGGTGGCGGTGGAGGAGGAGGCAAAGGTGGCGGCGGCGGTGGTCAAAGCCGTACACCAACAGAAGCTGACGATTCACTGCAATCCGTTCAGTTCGGCAATGTGCTCGATCTGTTGTCAGAAGGCGAGATTCAAGGCATTGAAAATGGTAACAAGGGCATTTTTCTATCAGGGACACCAGTTGAAGATGCTGCCGGCAACAATAACTTCTCGGGTTTTACAATCGTTACCCGCAATGGCACACAAGCCCAAACTTATATCAGCCAGCAGGTTGGAACAGAAAGTGAGGAAGGCGTCAATGTAGAAGTCATCAAGGCAACGCCAATCACCCGCACAATCACAGACACCGATGTTGACCGCGTGCGCGTCACACTTCAAGTGCCGTCACTGCAAATTATTCAAGACAACGGCGATATTGTTGGTCATAGCGTACAAATAGAAATCAAGGTTCAGTACAACGGCGGCGGCTATAACACCGTGGTCAGTGACACCATCAGCGGCAAGACTAGCAACTCCTACCAGCGTGATTACATGCTGACGCTGAGCGGGGCATTTCCTGTTGATATTCGCGTGGTGCGTGTTAGCGATGACGAATCATCAACTAAGCGTCAAAACCTTACGTTCTGGTTCAGCTACACAGAAATCATTGATGAGAAGCTGCGTTACCCCAATAGCGCACTATCATTCTTGCGCTTTGACTCTCGACAGTTTGATTCGATCCCAACACGCAAATATCTAATCCGTGGCATAAAAATCCAACTGCCATCCAATGCGTCTGTAGATACCACAACACATATCGGGCGTGTCACATATGCCGG